TTTAAATATATTTAAAATGATTTGATAGATTTAAATTTAAATATTAATATAAAATTTAATATATAAAATTTGAAAAACAATTTAAATATATATTTATATATCATAAATTATAAGTATATTTCTAAATAATGGGTATACCATATTTATTTAGTGAACTTGTTAAACAAAATGGAAATATTATAAAAAATTATATAAAAAATTGCAATAGATTATTTTTGGATTTTAATAGTATAATTCATTGTTGTTCTGCTAAAATTACATCAAATAATCCGAATTATACAAATAATGACATATTTGAAGAAATCATTAAATATACTTTAATGTTGAATAATATTTGTAAACCTTCTGATCTATTATATATTGGTATTGATGGAGTTGCACCAAGAGCAAAAATAAATCAACAAAGAAAACGTAGATATATATCAGCATATCGTAATAATTCAATTGATTTATTTAAAAAGAATAATAATATCCCAATAATAGATTGGGATAGTAATTGTATTACACCAGGAACAGAATTTATGAAGGAATTAGATTTATATATTAAAAATTATTTTGATAAATATAAATTACAAATACCGGTAATTATTTCAAGTCATACAGATGTAGGAGAAGGTGAACATAAAATTATAAAATATATAAAAAATGACCAAAATAAATCAAATATTGATATTATATATGGTTTAGATGCAGATTTGATAATATTATCGTTATGTTGTGATATGTCAAATATATATTTAATGCGAGAAAATATGACAGAAAAACAAGTATATTTCAAATATTTAGATATTAATATGTTATCAAATCATATATTAAGAAATTTTAAAAATATTAAAGATTATATTTGTATTTGTGTTTTAATCGGAAATGATTTTCTGCCATCAATATCATTTATAAGATTAGATAATGATGGATTAAATATTTTATGTAATATTTATAAAAAAATTTATAATATTTTAAATGAAGATTTAATTTTAGAGAATAAAGGAATTTATTATGTAAATCAAAAATTTTTATTAAGAATATTTGAACATTTATCAGATATTGAAACACAATCAATGATTGATATATTAGAATATTTTAATACTTTAACTTTTAATTTTAATAAAAAGTACCAGACAAAAATGGAAAAATATATAAATGAATTTGAAAACATGCCTATTATTAATAAATATCCAAATGTAATTAATCCCAGTAATGATTTAAATTGGAAAAATTATTATTATTATAATTTATTTAAATTAAATTCATCAAATTTAATTAAAGATGTATCAATTAAATATATTGAAGGTATCGTTTGGAATATTAATTATTATTTTAATAATAAAATTGATGAGAATTGGTATTATCAATATAATTATAGTCCATGTACTTCTGATATATACAAATATTTATATAGTATGAATAATGAATATTTAATATCATTACAAAAGAAATTGAGTAAAAATGAATCAAGTATTATAATAAATAGTGATATTCAAATGTTAATGGTATTACCTCCACAATCACAAAAATTTGTACCAGATAGATATAGAAATTTATATAATAAAATAGAAAACGGTTGTAGACATTTATTCCCAGACAAGTTTAAATTAATAACATTTTTAAAAACAAAAACATGGGAATGTGTTCCTGATTTACCAATTATAGATATTGAATTATTAGTAAAATATATGAATATTTAATAAAAAAATAATATAGTAATTTATACAAAGCTTATAATTTTAGTTTCATTATCAATTTTCACATGATTTTTTTTTTCATGTATATTTTTTTCAATATAATAATAAGTTATTTTTTTTTGTTTAATATATTTTTGTTTAGAAAATAAAGATAAATTATGTAATCTTAATACTTGTCTAAGTATTGTAATAATTTTATTACTATCAAGATCATTAAAATAAACTTTTACTTTGCAAGGTAAATAAAATTTCATCAATTCATCTTTAATTTCATTAACTTTACTTACAGAGTTTAGATTATCTAATTCATTTTTAGAAAATGAATAATCATTATCAATATCAGTATAACCAAAACAATTTACTAATTTAATTAATAATTCATATGGTATATAATTTTTGAATAATTGATTAATTTTCATATTATCAATTTATATATTAGAATTTATTTTATAAAAAAATTTAAAAAAGATAATAAGTTTTTAATAATATAAATATTAAAAGAGAAAGGTATGGGAAACCATAGATTTGCCATTATTCTTCATCTTTTTTTAATAATAAATTTTTATAAGTTTCAGTTATATCAACGATTTGATTTTCCATATTTGAGATATTTGCATACTTGCCATAAGTAAGAATACCCATTTTAGAGAAATCAAATATTTGATTAGCAATTTTTATAATATCATCATTTGATATATTATTAATAAACTCAAAGTAATCTTCTTTAGATATAAAACTATTATAGAATATTGCTTCTCCAGTAAAAATAGTATTATAATAATCATTAGTAAATGCATATTTTTGTTCATTTAGATATGATTTTTTATATTTTTGTAAAATAGAATTACTGAAACCTTTCTTTTTCATTTTAGATATAATATTAAAAATAATACTTAAAATATAATCAGTTTTATGATCCAAAGTATTAATATATATTTTAAATAATCCAATGAATCTATAAGTTTCATTAACAGAATATAAACTATAAACTAATCCTCTTTTCGCACGTAATTGATATAAAATAATACTATATAATCCTGATGAAATAAGACAATATTTAATAAATTCTAAGATAATATTTTCCTTTACCATGTTTTTAGGAAAACTAGGTAGTGATATAACTGTAGAATATTGTTTACTATTCTTTTGAAAAAGTGTGAGCATATTTGTAAGTTTTGTACTGGTACATTTTAAATCAGGATGATTATCATTATCAATAATTTTATTAGAACCAAATACTTTGAAAACATATTTTTTGACTTTATTAATATATTTTTTATCAGAGTTGACGAAAACACTGAAATTTTTATAATATTTTTTATAATATTTTTTAATATCTCCCAAAGTAATATTATTTAAAGTAGTTTCATTACCACCTACAGGTAATAAATATTTATTACCTTTTTCTAAAATAGTTTCAGATGTTAATTTATATATATCATCATAATCAGAATGTTTACTAATTTCTTCAAGTACAACTTTTCTTTCCATATCTAATTCGGATTGTGTAAAAACAGGTTCACATACCATACTATGTAATATATCAATAGCTTTTTTGTAACTATCTCCGTTAGTCATAATAAAATACATAGTAACATCTTTATCAGTAGTAGCATTATAATTACCACCTAATGATGTAATTTCTTTTAATAATTCTTCTTCATTATATTTTTTTGTATGTTTAAATAACATATGTTCTAATAAATGAGAAATACCATTAACTTTTTCATCTTCATATATAGATCCGAGGGGAACATAAACAAAAATATGAAATAAGTTTGTATCATTAGTAATAAAATTAATTCGATTCATTATTAATATTTATATATAAAATTAATAATTTATTAAAAAAAATATCTATATAATTTAAATATAAAATAATATTTTTCTTTTAAGCTTTTCTTTAAATAACATAAATTACAATTAATTAAATTTAAAATGAAAAGTATTTAAAGCTAACTCAAAATACATTAATTAGAATAGTATTAAAGTATTATTCTAATTAATAAATATTGCTCCGAATATCAAGGATTACTAAAATGTTTAAAAATCCTTGATAAAATATTGAGCAATAAAATGAATGAGAAGAATATTTGTGAACATTATAGGATTTGATTGAAGAATATTTGGATAGTGTGGGTTGTTTACTATTTTGGATGAGGGAGTTGGGAAGGGTAGGATTTCCAAAACTTCATTAGAATCGATATAATCTCATAAAATACTTGAATATTTCATTAATAAATAATTAGAATTGTTATATAGATTATAATGATTCCGAATATTAATGATTATTTTAATAATATAATAAATACTCCGATTATTAAGGATTATATTTATAATAAAAAAACTCCTTAATAATTACTTGAGTATATAAAAATAAAGTGAGTATTTATACTCCGAATATTAAGGATTATCTTTAGCAAAAAAACTCCTTAGTAATTACTTGAGTATAATATAAATTTCCTCAAATAGCTCAGTTGGAAGAAGCATTAGACTGTAATGATAAATTATTGATTATTAATCAATAATTATTGTTATCTAAGTGTCGTCGGTTCGATCCCGACTTTGAGGATTTTTTTCAAGAATTTTAAAAAAATTTATTTTTTAATTTAATTGGGGCAGGAGATGGAGCTAGTGACCCAAAACGCCTTAAGAGCGTTGACCGAGAGGTTGCCGGGAGCATAACCCGGTCTTGCCACCAATAAAATTTATAATTAAAAATAAAAAATTTGAATTATATAAAACTAAATTATTATTTTTATAAATTATTTAAAATGAGTTATCAAAAAATATTAAATCATTTAAATAATAATAATTGACAGAAATAAAATTTAAAGAAAAATATAAAGACAAGCATAGTATAATAGACATTATAAGTTCATGTGGACATCCAACATCAGTACAATATTCAAATTATATTTATAAAAATACTGGAATTTTATGTAAACAATGTTGTTTTAAAAAAATGAGTAATGATAATGTTAATATACCAACAAATTCAATTAATATAGAATATACTGCAATTAAAGCATTACAAGATTATTTAAAAGATAAAATAAATATAAAAATTCTTGTAGAAGGTACATTAGCAGATATTGCTATTCAACCTGTTAATATAAAATATGATTTATGGCTACCTATACAATTAAAGATTATTAGTACATTATCACATGGAATATATAGTTTTCATATTAAAAATAATTATAAAGATATGTATATATTATTATTTTGTATAGATGACCAAAGATTTTGGTTATTAGATGGAAATAATGTTCAAGTAAAAAATATTTCAATTGGTAAAAATAATTCAATTTATTCACAATATGAACTTTTATCACATGAATTAGAAAGAACATTAATTAATAATTATAATCTTAATAATTACAATAAAACAATTAATGAAATTAATATACCAATATCTAAACAATCTCAAAATGAACAATATTTTAGAAGATTAAGAGAAAATTTATTTAATAAATTATCATTTGATTATTCTGAAATGAATAATACAGTTTATGATGTAGTTATTAATACAGTATTTAAAGTTCAAGATAAGGTTATTACTAATTATTTTAAAAATAAAAAATGTCATCCTAATGAAAAAAGAGATACATCATCATATATTGTTTGTTTTGCAAGAAAAAGAAAATATATTAATTTACAATATAAATTAGGTGATAATGATTTTTATTGGTTGTTTTTACCAGATGAAAAAGGTGCATATATTATTCCAGAACAAATATTGTTTGAAAATAATTTAATTAGTAATAAAGATGAAGATAATTCTGGAACAGTATTATCACTTTATCCATACCATGAAAATTTAGAAAATTTAAAAACTGCATGGCTTAATAAACATTTATATTTATTTATTTATTCCAGATGGAAGACCTAAAGTAATATTAAATCAAATTACAAATCCAATTGTAATTATTGACAAATATAAATCAGAAATTACTGAAGAAAAAAAGAATAATTTATTTATTAAAAATTTAACTTCTAATATATTTAAAAATGTAATATCAAATCAAACTATTTATAAATCAAAAATAACTCCAGTAAAAAATAAGGATTCGTTAAAACATAAAAAATTAGTTAAAATTATACAAGATAGCCAATTCATTAAAGATTTAACATCTAAAATTTTCAAAAATATATTAGAAAATATAAAAAATGAAGAATTCATTAAACAATTAACTTCCAATATATTCAAAAATATATTATCAAATCAAAAAAAAAACTTGTTCAGATTGTTCCAAACAAATTCATAAAAATAAAACAGGATTATGTAATGATTGTTTAAACAAACAAAAGTATGAATCAAAATCGCAAAGAAAAGTAGAAAGACCACCATATGAACAATTACTAGAAGAAGTAAAACAATTAAACTATGTAAATACTGGAAAGAAATATGGAGTATCTGATAATACAATTAGAAAATGGATTAAAATGTATGAAAAATATAATTTATTAAAATAATGATTTAATTTTATAATAATTATAAATTATTAATAATAAAATCATTATTATATAATATATATCATTTTTGGATAATTTTGATATATCAAAATTATTTTTATAATTATAATTTAGACTAAAAATACAATAAATTATTATCAAAATTGAAAAATATATTATATTATCATATGTGAAAATTTGTGAAATTGGACATTTTGTTATTTTTTCTTCACATGTTATTGGTGTAAAATCATGAATACTTTTATCCATATTACATATTGAACATTCTTTAACAGATGAATAACAACTCATTTTATAATTAAATTATAGAATTATTAATAATAAAAAAACGACATTAGTCTAATAATTTATTTTCTTTTCTCCATTTATCTGCCAATTTATATATTTCATTTTTATTTTCATCATTGTATCTAAATGATTTTTGTTTTCCATCAACTTTTGGATAAAATATATTATTTTTATCTAAAATATGTCCTTTGTATTTACCACCTTGCCATGTGTATTTATTGAAATATCTGTTTTATTTAAATCTAATTCTCTTGGCATTTTATTTTCAAATTCTTTAGCTAATTTTACACAATCTTTACATCTATAATATGCTTTTTTTTCAGAATTAGTAAAATCTGATTCTTTTTTTATTTACTTGCATTTAGAACATGTAATATTTTTAACTTCTTCTTCCATTTTATAATTTATATAATTTGCATTATCTTTAAATAACTTTCAATTTTTAAAGATATCACTTAAGTGGCCACCTCTTAATCGAAGAACCAAATGTAATGTAGACTCTTTTTGAATATTATAATCTGCTAAAGTCCTTCCATCTTCTAATTGTTTACCTGCAAAAATTAAACGCTGCTGATCAGGCGGAATTCCTTCTTTATCTTGAATTTTAGTTTTAATATTTTCAATAGAATCAGATGATTCGACTTCTAAAGTGATAGTTTTTCCTGTTAAAGTTTTAACGAAAATCTGCATATTAATCGATATATATATAATATATATTATTTTCTTAAATAATTAAAAATTACAAAAAAATTTTAAATATTACTCAATAATAATTCTATTTCTTTTTTTAATTGTAAATTAAATTCTTTATTAATTGCTTTATTTAATTCTTTATTTGCTGAAAAAATATATTCATAAATATCATTATTATATTGTTCCCCATCTCCCCAATTATTTAATCCATTATTTTTATCCATGAATTTTTTAAATAAATGTTTCATTGTATCTATAATTTTCATAATTATAACTTTTTTATCAGATTTGATCCATTTACCATTATTATTATCATCATTTAATTTATATGTCTTAATTATGTTTCTACTTTGATCTGTAATTTTAACATTTTGATTTTCAGGGTGTTCATCGTTTAAATGTATTTCTTGAGTTAATCGTTTTATTGCTGTTTCGGGATTAGCTAAATATTTATTATAAATTTCATTTGTAATATAATCAATTCCTTCTTGTCCAAATGTATTAATAATAAATGTTCTATTATCATTATTAATTATTATAGGTTTTTGTTGATTTTCTTTTAATTGTTTAACTTCTTCTTTTAATACAGTAATTTGTTGTATAATATCAATATTTTTATTTATAAAATATTTACAATTTTTTTTATGATGGGCTAATGTCCTAGAACTCGTATATAACTTTTTACAAACACAAGAAAATGTTTTTTTATAATTAATTAATTCTTTTAGTTGATCATCAGGATTAAATAGTAAATGTTCTTCATCTATTGCATTACATATATTTATTTTCTTCAAATGCCTTATAAAATTTGATCTATCACTAGTATTATAATTACATCGATTACATGTAAACATTTTAATAATAATATAATTTATTATCTATATTAAATTAACTTTAAATATGACTTTTTATGTTAAATAAATAAATTTAATAGGAAAATACCAAATAAATAAATATTATT